CAGACTGAAGAAGTTTAGTTTACGTTATGAGATGTATAACGATAACTATCGCGACCAAGTAGTTAATAAGCTTGGTCAAATCTATCGTGCCTTTGCTCAATTAAAGCTGGACGTTCAGATTAACGATAACAACAACATCTACAAACAAGTAGTTAATGCTATCTCTAATGTTTATTCATACGGTGTTGAGCGTGATTTTGACAATGAAGATAACCAACAGATTTATGATGACTTACGCATTGACAAGACTATGGCTCAAGCCAATCGTTATATGAACGCTTTCAATGATGTATTAGTTCAAGTTAGCTGGGATAGTAACAAAGAACAACCAAAAATTATGTTACGACTTCCTCACTTAACAGAGGTTGAATATAGCCAAGGTGATGTTCATTCAGTTGCTTACTTTGTAGAGATGACTGGTAAAGAGGGTAAGACTGAACGATGGGCATATTGGACTGATGAAGAGCATTACTACATTGATAAAGAAAGCGGCAAAGAAACTATTGTAGCTGTTGAAGACAATGAAGAAATGATTAACCCATTTGGTGTATTGCCTTTCGTATTCTTACATAATGGTTGGAGAGATGAATCGTTCTGGGACGCCTATACTGGTGATGACTTAACTGGTGGTACTATTGATATGGCTGTTCATTTAACATTCTTGAACCACATCATTAAGACGCAATCATTTAAACAGTTAGTTGGTAAAGGTGATAACGTTGGTGAGTTACTTGGACAAGTATTAGACCCACTATCAATCCTAACATTGACTGGACAGAACACAGAGATTGACGTTCTTGATTTACAGTCTAACTATGAACAATTAAACAAGGTTGCTAAAGACTTAGCTAATGATATTGCTGTTGCTTATGGCGTATCACCTAATCAATTCAGAATGACTGGTCAAGCATCTTCTGGTTTCGCTTTACAGATGGAAAACCTAAAGATGGACAGATTTACTGTTGAGCAACAATCAGACTTCAAGATGTATGAGAAAGAGTTATTCGGTTTATTGAAGACAGTATCTGAATATTACGGAAAGCCTATGGGCGATGGTGATATGACTATTGACTTTGTAGAACCTAACTACCCAGCTTCACAATCTGAACAATTAGATATTGATGTTAAAGCTATTGACTTAGGTCTAACTTCATCGCATAAGGTATTGATGCGTGATAACCCAGACTTAACAGAAGAAGATGCTCGTATTGATGTTGATGATAATATTAATGCTCGTAATGATATGCTTAACAAGGTTAAATCTGGTGGTTCATTAAATGATACGATGACTGCTCTAGGGTTAAATGCCTAGTCTTGATGCAATCTACAACCAATCTCAAAAAGAGGTTGACGCCTTTATTCTTCAGTTTGAGGGCGAGGTGGAAAAAGTATTTGAACGTGTTAAACGAATCTCACAATCTAAACTTGCTGGACTAAGCCAAGACGATGTTCTCAAGTATGAATTCATCTGGCGTGAGTCTTTACAAGAAGCTGGATATTACGTATTAGTTAATGATTTAATTGATACGCAGTTTGATTCCGTTTACTCTGGAACTATCAAAGCGTTTGATGCTGGTGGATTAAAGACAGCGTTCACAGCACAAGATGCTCAAAAGATACAGATATTGAAACAAATGAAACGTGATTTCTTTATTCGTCTTGGTGATGATGTTGGATTAAGCGTTAAGCGTGAGTTATACAAGTACGCTATATCAGATGCTTCTATTGATACAATGACTACTGGTATTGCTCAAACATTAGAGGGTTCAAACCTTGCTAAGTATTCAAAGACTTATGCTAGAACAGCAGTCCAAGAGTTCCAACAAGAAGTAATTGACTTACGTTCAGCTGATATTGAAGAAGGTGTTTGGATTTACGTTGGTGCTAATGATGGTAGAACTAGAGATTTTTGTCGTAATGTTTTAAAGCGTAACAAGTTCTATGATGATAGTGATAAGAACAGAATACAAAACGACCAAGATAGGTCATACAATTGTAGACATAGGTTCTATAAAATTAGTGAAGAGAGGGCTGAAGAACGTGGGTATGAAAATAACTAAGCAGCCTAAATGGAAAGGTTACATAAAAAAGCTAAAGAACTTAAATAGTGAAATGGCATTAATGTCTAATGATTTAATCTCTGGTATTTACAAAAGAACCGAGGGTGGTTCTGATTACAAGAACAAACCACTAAAACGTTACACAAGAGAGTATGCTAAAAGCAAAGGTCAAACCAAGGTTAGTTTGGTTGATACTGGTGAAATGCTAGGCTCAATGGATTCAAAGAAAACTAAAACAGGTCTGAAGCTATACTTTGGTTCTGGTGATGCTAGTGATAAAGCATACTATCAACATATTAAACAAGGACGTAAGTTTTTCAATCTAGATTTAAAGCAATTAGAGTTTGTAAAAAGGAAACTTGGAAAATTTATTGTCAAAACAAAGAAATAGTGTTATTATTGTTTAACAAATTATAAATATAAAGAGGTAAATGTTATGGCTGACGAGCATATTACGGAAGTAGTCGAAACTCCTAAGACAGAAAATGAGGTGGTTATATCACAGTCTAAACTTGACAGTTTGATTGACAAAGGCTTTAGTAAAGGTGCAAACCGAGCAAAGAATGAGTTAGCTGAACAGTTAGGTGTAGATTCAATTGAACAAGCGAGAGAGTTAATTAACGCTAAAAGAGATGCTGATGATGCCAACAAGTCCGATATGGACAAGGCAGCTGAACTGATTAATACGCTTAATAGTACGATTGAGGGCTTGGAAAGTAACAACAAAGCGATACAGGCTGATATGGCTGTTCAAAAGGTTGTTGCTGAAAACGGTATTAATGATGCTGATTACTTCAAGCATTTGTTATCACAAGTTAGTGGTAATGAAGACTTTGAGCAAGACGCATTTATTAACCAATTAAAAGGTGATAAACCTTACTTGTTTTCTGGAGGTGAAGTTCAACCAAAGAAAGTAGATGCGACTTCTAACCGAGCATCATTAGATGTAGGTGAAAGAGTTAAAGCTGCTAAAACAATGGCTGAACTATACGCACTCCAGAATGAATTATAAATAATATTCTTTAGGAGAATAAAATGGCTACAAATACAAAAGCAGTTCTATCTGATTCAGTAGTAGATTTAATGAATCAAGCAGTTATCGTTTCTGGTAACTCTTATAACAAGGTTGATGCTTACGCTACTATCCGTCAAGACGATATGGCTAACTCAATCTCTTTTACTGTATTTTCAAGAATGTCTGCGGCTACTACGCCTTTGACTGACGGTACAGAAGCTGGTTCAACTACTATGACTGATACTAAAGTATCTTTGACTATGGCTGAATACGGTGCTGTTATCACTTCAACTTCATTAGCTAACATTGCTACTGCTGGTAAAGCTGACTTAGCATCTGCTGAATTAGTTGGTGTTAACTTAGGTGAAACAACTGACCAATTAGGTCTTGGTGTTCTAGAAGCTGGTACTAATACTATCGCTGCTGATGCATCTGGTACTTTGGATAACTTAGACTTACGTGAAGCATATACTGCTCTAGCTAACGCTGGTATCGCTAAGTTTGAAGACGGTCGCTATGTAGCTTTCGTTAATCCATCACAAGTATCTGACATCAAAGGTGATTACATTACTATTGCTCAAAATACTGACATCGGTTCAGCTACTTCTGGCATCGTTGGCGCTTTAGAGGGATTCACTATTGTTGAAGACTCTAACGTAACAGCTGGTAAAGTTGCTTGTTTCGGTAGAAACGCACTAGGTAAAGCTGTTGCATCTGCTCCAGCATTACGTGTTGTTGATGGTTCTGATAACCTTGGACGTACTGTTAATGTTGGTTGGTATGGTGTAATGAAATATGGCGTAATCGACCAGAACGCTCTACGCGTTATAACTGGAGCGTAATTGATGTTGGGCAAGGTAGCTAAAAAAGCAGTAGCTAAAAAGGCTACTAAGCTTCAATTGAAAGCAGTTTGTGATGGTTCTCACGGCATTGACGGTAACATCTACACCTACAAAAAAGGCGATGTTGTTACTTTATC